TCGCTGAATTTGAAGACGAGTTTATGGCACACGTCGTGCTGCCCAACGGCCAGACGATGAGCGAGCACGCACGCCCGCTGATTGCCCGCGCCTATGAAACGGGCCAGATGCCACCGCTGCTGCCGCATTTCGGGAGTGACAATCCATGACCGCCCTCGCCTCCCGCGGCCTGCGCCCCGTGGCCGAGCTCGGCGCCGAACGTCCGCACGGCACGCGCCTGCGTTACCTGGCCGGCTGCAAGTGCTTCGATTGCCGGCGGTCGAACAGCGACTATGAGCGGGAGCGCGCGAAGGCCCGCGCTGCCGGCGACTGGAACGGCTTCGTCTCGGCCGACAAGGCCCGGGCTCACCTGATGAGCCTGTCGCGCCGCGGCGTCGGCAAGCGCGCCGTGCAGTCTGCCTCCGACGTGGCGCTATCCGTGCTGACCGAGATCCGCACCGGCCGCAAGCAGCGGATCCGCGCCCGGACCGAACGCAAGATCCTCGCCGTGACGCCCGCCCAGGTGAGCGACCGCGCCTACGTGAAGCCGGGCCGCACGCACCAGCTGATCGAGCAGCTGGTCGACGAGGGCTTCACGAAGCGGGAGCTCGCCCGCCGGCTCGGCTATGCCAGCCCGGCGCTGCAGTTCCAGCCGAAACGCATGACCGCCCGCAACGTCGCGCGGGTCGAACGCCTTCACAGGAGCCTGACCACATGAACCATGTCGATTCAACCGGTGACGATCGCACAGTGAACAACGTGATGCGCCATCAGTATCGGGTGCTGTCCGATCAGGAGAAGGCCGACATGCAGGCCCTTAAGGACCAGGGCCTGCTCATTTTTCAGCAGATCGGCGCGCTCGGCGAGAGCCGCGAGCTGTCCATCGCCAAGACCAAGATCGAGGAAGCCGTCATGTGGGCGGTGAAGCACATCACGAGGTAATGACATGGACCCAAGCAACGGGAAACTGCAGATGATTCAGGACGCCGAGATCGCCCGCCTGCAAGGCTTGGTCGCCGTGCAGAGAGACCTCACGGTGAAGGAAAAAATGAAGATGCAGATTCGACTTTACTCGGCCTGCGGCTGCGGGTCGGGCCAGAAATTCAAGTTCTGCTGCTACACCGGGAAAACCAAGTGAACGCGGTAACCAGACCGAACCCGGGCCGGGAATTCGGCGTCCAGCTGATCGAGATGAAATCCCACCTGGCGCAAGCGCTGCCGGCCGGGATCGCCGCGGACCGGTTCATCCGGGTGACGCTCACCGCGATCCAGCTGCAGCCGGAGCTCCTCGAGTGCGAGCGCAAGTCGCTGCTGCTCGCCTGCCTGCGCGCGGCGAATGACGGCCTGATGCCCGACGGGCGCGAGGGCGCGTTCGTGGTGTTCAAGGATTCGAAACGGAAGATCAAGACGGCGCAGTGGATGCCGATGTACGCCGGCCTGCTGAAGAAGGTCCGCAACACCGGCGAGCTGGTCTCGATCAGCGCGAACGTCGTGTATGAGCGCGATCACTTCGACTACGAGCTCGGCGACGAGGAACGCATCGTGCACAAGCCGGCGATCGGCGACCGCGGCAAGCCCATCGCGGCCTACGCGATCGCCAAGCTCAAGAGCGGCGGGATCGAGCGCGAGGTGATGGACGCCACGGCCATCCGCCAGGTGCAGTCCGTGAGCCGTGCGACGAGCGATGATGGCCCCTGGGCGAAGTGGCCCGACGAGATGGCCCGCAAGACGGTCATCCGGCGGCTCTACAAGCGCCTGCCGTCCTCGACCGAGATGGACCGCTATCTGAACGCCGTCCCGGTCGTCGAACGCGAGCTCGCGCCCCAGGTGGCCGACCAGCTGCAGCACGCGCAGCTCCCGGACGCCTCGAGCTACGAATCGACCACGTTCCACCACATCGCCGACGCGCGCCTGGCGATCAGCGAGGCCGACGACGCCGAGACGATCGAGCGGATCTACGCCGCCGCCTGCAAAGAGCTCGCCGAGCTGCAGGTAGAGGTGCCCGAGGAGCTGACGCGAAGCCGGCACGAGCGGCTGGCGGCTCTGACCCAGCAGTGACCGAGCGCATTCCCCTTATCCGCTCCGTGTGCGCCCTGCTGCGGGCAATCGCGTCCGGCGGGCGCCTGATGTACCGCCAGCCGTGGCAGGTGAGCCAGGACCGCAGCTGGCGGCAGTGGACGATCGAGTATTCGAACGGCGACTGGCAGGCGGTGGACGCGCGCATCGCCGTGACGGCGCACAGGAAGGGACTGGTGAGTTACGAGACAGAGGTGCCCGCATGATCGAAATCAAATCGACCGCCGAGCTGGGCAAGTCGCTCGCCGTGAAGCGCGAGAAGCAGGAGGACTCCGAGGTCGTGGCCTGCCACCTGAAGTTCGCGGACCTGTTCGTGTCGCGGGAGGAACTCGACGAGCTCTGCCGGCAGCCGATTGGCTGGCATGCGGCGCTGTACGACGACCAGGGCGCGCCGGTGGCACGCCTGGTGCTCGGTCTGCCGAAGGGCGAGTGGTCCGTGACTGGCACGCTGACGCAGGGCGAGAAGCGGCCCGGGAAGCTGAACCTGCTCGAGGCGACGCTCGACGGCGTGTCGCTCGAGCTGATACCGCTCGGTGCACTGTTGGCGGGATCGCTCGCGTGGAAGGCGCGCGGCGACGAGGTGGAGGACGTGACCGAGCTGCTCGGCAAGCTGGTCGCCGTGCAGTGGCGGCTGACCGATGGCGGGCAGCAGGATCTGGTGCAGGCCGCGGCGCGGCAGGCCGTTGACGGTTTTCGGCGCCTGGCTGCGCAGGACGGCATCGAGTCGATCGAGATCCGCGACGGCGACGGAAAGACGGTGGCGAAGTTCCGAGGTAAAGGGGCCCGGGAGGCGCGGGCGTGATGCGCTGCCCGAGGCATCTGGAGATCTACCGCCGCCCGTACCACGGAGACTCGGGCGACGCACACAACGGGCTCATGCAGATCCCGGCCCGCGGGCTGGTCATCCTGTTCAGCAATGGCGAGGGATGGGAACACGTCAGCGTAAGCCACAAGGATCGGTGCCCGACGTGGGAAGAAATGGAGTGGGTAAAACGCGAATTTTGGAGCGATTCCGACACGGTCATGCAGCTGCACGTACCGCCTTCGGAACACATCAGCTGTCACCCGAACTGCCTGCACCTATGGCGGCCGCTAGCCGCGGAGATTCCGCGCCCGCCCGCCTACATGGTCGCGTGAAAGTGACAGCATGAACCCCTACCAGACCCTCGGCCTCGATCCCAGCTGCAGCGCCGCCGAAGTCAAGGCCGCCTATCGCCGGCTGTCGTCGGAGCATCATCCCGACCGTGGCGGCGATAGCGAGCGCATGGCGCAGATCAACACCGCCTACGAGACGCTGAGCGATCCGGATCGCCGGCAGCGGTTCGATGAGACCGGGAACCTGCGGGAGCCGCCAGGCGTTGATTCCCTGGCTCGCGAGGTGCTGTTCGGCGCGATGCTGAGAGCACTCGACCAGCTGCGCGATGACGCCGACCTGGTCAAGGCCGTGCGCAACGCACTGCAGAGCGCCAGGGCTGAAGGACGCAGCAAGCTGTCCGACGTGAAGCGCCGGCAGGAACGGCTCGAGGCGGCGCGCAGCAAGATCGAGGACGGCGGGCTGTTCGCTGGGCTCTTCGACCAGCGCGCTGGCGACCTGACCCGCGGACGGCAGGGCCTCGAATCGCAGCTCGCCGCCTTCGATCGCGCGATCGAGCTCCTCGAGGCGTGCCGATGGACGGGCGACCCGGCGCAGATGCAGGTCTACCTGTTCACGTCCGGCACAGCATCCACCACTACAGGGATCTAACCATGAAGCGAAGCGGGAAGCCCAAGCTCGACCCCGTCTGGTCGGCCGTGATCCTCGCGCTTGGCGCGCTCGCGGTGTTTCTGGCGTGGAACTCGGAGCCGGCGGCGAGGTGGTGGCCGTCAGTCCCGTGATCGTGACCTTCGCCAAGCTGCAGCGGCTTTCAGGCCTCACCCGGCCGGTGGCCGTCAAGGCATGGCTGAAGCGCCAGGGCGTGGCCTACCTGCGTGACTCGAAGGGCCAGCCATTCACGACCCTTGATGCCATCAACCGCCGCTTGTACCGTGAAGAGGATGCCGGATTTGACCTCTCCGATCCCGAAAGGCGTGTACCTGCGAAACGGCAGGTACTACCGCGTCGTCAGGAATCGCTGGATCGCACTCACCAGGCGTGACGAGGGCGTCGCCGCCCTGCACCGGGCGCTTCGCGAGACGCCGATCGAGCGCGACCCCGAGACCGTCGGCGAGCTGCTGGCGCGCTACCTACCGGCGGCCGAAATCAGCGAGACGACGCGCCGGGAGTACACGCGCATCATCGATTCACGGCTGATGCACCACTTCGGCCGGATGCGGATCGGCGCAGTGCGCCCGAACCTCGTGGCGGCCTACCTCGAGAAGCGCAAGCGAGACGGGCACGGGCCGATGGGTAACCGCGAGCGCGCGGTGCTGTCGTCGGCCTACGAGTTCGCGATGCGCAACAAGTGGGCCGAGTTCAATCCGTGCCAGGGCGTGCGGCGCAACAAAGAAAGACGGCGGGAAAGGTACGTCACGGACGTGGAATTCCTGACGGCCTTCGAGGTGGCACCAGAGCCGTTGCAGGACGTGCTGGCGCTGGCCCTGCTGACGGGCGCGAGGCAGGGCGATCTACGCAAGCTGCGCCGCGAGGATCTGCGACCGGACGGGATCTACATTCTGGAGGGAAAGACCGCGGGCACGACCGGGAAGCGGCGACTGATCGCCTGGTCGGATGCGTTGCGGTTCTTCGTAAGGCGGGCGCTCGAGCGGCAGGAACGGATCGCGGCGAGGGAGCCGGACCCGAGGAAGCATCGGCAGCGTCGGACGGTGAGCGAGTACGTCCTGACGAACAGGTTCAACCAGGCGTGGACGATGGGCGGGCTGCAGTCGGCCATCAAGCGGATGCCGAAGGACTGGCACTTCCACGACATCCGGGCGAAGGCGGCGAGCGACGCCGGCCACAACATCCTCGGCCACGGCGCACAGATGCTGGGCGTCTACGTGCGCGAGCGAAAGGTGCAGGCGCTCCGATGATCTTAGAAGCGCATTGGAGGCTTAGAAGGAATGCCTCGAAAGTGGTGGGCCGTGTAGGACTCGAACCTACGACCTACTGATTAAGAGTCTGACCTTCGTCGGTCGAAAGATCCTGATTCTGCGAGACTTCACGGCCGGCCATTCTTAGAGGCCGGTGGAGATCAGGCCGGCGGGCGGTGGGTTACCATCGGCACGATTGGAGGGTTTCACGCCTATGAACGAAGCGCAACGGATTGACCTTGACGCCATGCGGGAGCGCGACGCCGCCGCAGACGGTGCCGGTAACCTAACCGAGGCGCTGTTAGATCGTCGGGCGTTGCTGAACTTCGTGGATGATCTATTGACGGAAATCTACGGGCAGGTCTGCAGGGAATGCGACGGTGAATGGCAGAATGACGGAAAGGATTGCCCGGTCTGCGGCAAGCTGCGTCGATTGGCGAGCAGCGCGTGCCTACACGGAAGCACGACCAAAGTTATAGAACGGCCGACATATAGCGACTGGCTGTGCCTAGAGTGCGGGCTACGCATACGCAAGTTCAATCAGACCATTTTGCCGCCGCCCGGTTCTCGCTGACCTCCCGCCACCAGCCCTGCCAGCCGGCTAGTCGTTCAGCGTCACGGCTGCAGGCTGCGAAATGCTCGGCAGCCGCTCGCTCAACCGCTTCGCCGTCGCCGGGCTCTCCGGCGGCGCCAGCAAGCTCGACGGCGGGTCCGGCAGTGGCGGGCACGGGGCTGCTACACCGACGGGCCTGGTAGTCTCGCAGCCGGCGAGCGAGGTCACGGCCGCGAGCGTCAGCAGCGGCCAAATTGGTTTGCAGTTCACTCTCGACCCTCTGTCTGGTTTCGCGGTCAGCGGCGGCGATGGATTCGGCCTTACCCGCTGCGTCTGCGTACGCCAGCGCCGAGACCGCGAGCGAGTCCTGAGCTATGGCCAGCTCGGCCGTGCGCGTCGCCAGCGCCTTCTCCGTGGCTTTGAGCGCATGGTGCGATTCGTGCCAGGTGGACACCCGCTGGCCGGCGATGGCGACGACGACGACCAGGGCGACGGCGGCGATAATTCGCCAGGGCAGCCCGACGAGGAACGCCTTCGCGGCGGCGATCTGAATCACGCGGCGTCCTCCGGCTCCGTCGGGTCGCGCAGTTCCACCTCGATCACGCCGTCGCCGTAGCTGGTGACAGCCTTCACCCGCGGGCAGGCAAAGGGCGCTGGGTGGTCCGTCGCGCCGCAGTACAGGCACGGCTCGCGCGCCCGCCCGGGGAACGCTACCAGCTCGGTCACTGCCCTTCTGCCTTGCGGTCGATCGCCAGCTGGCCCTTGTCGGCCAGGCTCATGGTCGTGTAGGCCCGCAGCCCGACGTTGGTCAGGGCGCCGAGCATCACGAGCCCCGCGGCCCATTGCGGTCCCATCAGCGTCGTGATCTGCGACGACATCAGCTCGAGGCCGGACAGCACGGCCAATGCGACATTGATCCAGATGGTCTTCGACGCCAGCGCGCCGCGTAGGGTCGGGTTCATGGCAGCAGCACTCCTTTCCCGAGTTCATTCTGTGCGTCGAAGCACGGGCACGACTTCAGCCACTCGCCGGGCGCGATCTTGCCGTCGCCGTTCTTGTCCGGGCTCAGGTCGCGGTGGCCGACGATCTGCGCGCCGGGGTACATGCGGTGCAGCAGCTTGGCGACCAGCTCGGCCGATTCCCACTGCTGGGAGGTGAAGAAGTCCGGGCGGTTCTCGGCGCTGCGTCCCTGCTCGTCGAGCCCGCCGACCATGCAGACGCCGATCGAGTGCAGGTTGTGGCCGGCGACGTGTGCGCCGACCTCGTCGAGGTGCCGCCCCGCCTCGATCCGCCCGTCGCGGCGGATGACCAGGTGATAGCCGATGTCCGACCAGCCCTTCGATATGTGCCACTCGCGGATGCGCTCGACTCCGATGTCGAGCGAGCCCTTCGTCGCGCTACAATGAAATACTAGATACAATGTCTTATCACGCTTCGCCACGTCACAAATCCTTGCACGCCGCGAGCGGGTAGCGCTCGCCGGTCAGGTGCTTGTATTCCTGCTCGCCTTCCTCGATGTCCCTCTCCATGCGCATCCGAACGTGTTCGTCGGATGTGGTGCAGCGCAGCCGGTTGAGGTCGCGTAACTGCGAGGCAATCTGCCCGACGAGAATCCGCTTGCTGATTTCCTCGGTGCGCGCCACCTTCGCCGCCACCTGGCCGAGCTCGCTGCGTATCGGTTCGACGGCGCTCTGGATCTTGTCGTCCACCTCGCCCGCGAACACGAACCCCGACAGCCCCCACGGCGCCAGCAGCCCGCACGCCCACGCGATATGCACGCTCACGATGATGCGGAACATCAGCCGCAGCGTTTTAGCCCGCTCCTCCGGCGTCGCGTCCAGCATCAGCGAGCTGAAGATGTCTTTCAGTGCGCCCATTCGTGCTTTTCCTTCTACGAGCGATCTTCTTACGGCTCTTCGCCGGACCATGTACGGAACACACTTACGTCGATATCCCGCGTTCCGGTGAGCCCGAGGGCGTCGGTCGCGGTGCAGCGCCAGGTGGCGGTGCGGGTTTCGGACACGGCGACCAGCGTCGCGGTGAACGTCGTGTAATAGCTCGCCGGGCTGTTGGCGCTGATGCCGCCGCCGCTCACCTGTGTCCAGGCGTAGCTGTACGGCGCGGTGCCGCCCGCGGCGGAGGCCGCCACGGCGCCCGTCGTGATCGTCGAGTACGGGCTGTCGGCCGAGAGCGCCGTCGGCACCAGCGTCACGACGATCGGTGCCGCGAGCCGGGTGATCGTCACCGAGACGTCAACGGTGGCGGTATTCGAGCTCGCGTCCGTCACGGTGCAGCGCATGACCGCCGAGCGGGCCTCGCCATTGGTGAGGCCGGTCGCGGTGAACGTCGAGGCCGCGGCGTTCGGCGACACGGGCGAGATCCCGGTCGAGCCCGACACCCGCGCCCAGACGAACGAATACGAGCCGGTGCCGCCCGAGGCATTGGCCGTCGAGGCGGCCGTGGTGATCTGTGCCGCGTCGGCGCTGGCGGTCAGCGTCGTCGGGCTGGCAGTCACGGCGAGCGTGCTGCCCTGGTTGGTGCAATCGACCGCCACGTCAACCGTATAGCTGCCGTTGACCGTGCAGCGGAACACCGCCGAGACCGTCACACCCGTGCCGACGCCCGTGGCGGTGAACGTGGTCGCCGCCGAGCTCGCGCTGTTCGCGGAGATCGACGTCGAGCCCGAGATGCGCGCCCACGAGTACGTCGTCGGCGTGGCGCCCACCAGGCCCGCCGTGACGGCGCCCGTGGTGATCGAGGTGCTCGCCGCGACCCCCGACACGCTGGTCGGGGTTGCGGTGGCGTAGGTGCCGGCATTGGCAGCCGAGGCCGCCGGGATCCCGTCCGCCGCCGGGACTTGCGTCGAGTAGATCACGACGCCGGTGTCCATCCGGTAGCGGGCGCGCACCCAGACGTAGACCGTCGTGGTGTTCGGGCGCGGCACGAAAAAGGCCGTCGCGGCGCCTTCCATGCGCTTGACCGCGGAGCCGAACGGCGTCGCAGCCGTGTGCTCCCAGATCTCGTAAATGGTCCCGGTCGGCGCGCCTTCGCTCGGCGTGAAGGACACGACGTAGCCGCTCGAGCCCTGGAACACGATCACGTCCGTGACGGCCGCCAGCGTCTGCGAATCCGGCACCGCCGTCTCCGAGGCCGGCACGTACTGGATCCGCTGGCAGGCGTAGCTCAGGTCGAGCGCGGAGATCACCGACGGCTCATTGACGAAGCCGACGAACGGCGAGTCCTTGCGCTTCCACTTCTCCTCCTCGGGCGAGGCGAGCGCCGTCGTGTGCGTCGGCACCGCCGGCCGCCCGGTGCGCGCGACGAACCGCCCGGCCAGGTCCGGCACCGAGAGCAGGCTGCCGTCGATCAGGCACAGGTAGGAGCCCGGCCCGCCCGCGCCGCCCGCGCCCGGGTAGAACGTCACCGTCTTGCCTTCGACGTTGGTCGAATACGCAGCCGCCGCCGCGGTGTCCGCGCCGGAGAGATTGATCCGGCCATTGGCGCCGAGGCCGAGGCCACGCGACACGGTGCAGAGCCCCGCGCCGCCCGCGCCGCCGGTGCCGCCGGCCTTCAGGAACGTCACGTCGTCGACGCTGAGGCCGAAGATCCGCGGCACCCGCAGCACCTTGCCGCCCGGTCCGCCGCCGGTGCCGCGCAGGTCGGTCGGGATGCCGAGGATCGAGTTGCCGCTCACCTCGAGCGCGATGTACGGGAACGTCGGGTGCTTGCCGGCCGTGGTGGCCGGCGGCATCGTGCGGTACTTGATGCGGTCAGCCGACAGCGCCGTGATGACGCATCCGTCGTGGCCGCGCGCGGCGCCGACCCAGCCCGGGTTCCCGGTGACGACGGTGAGTGCGTTCGAGTTGTCGGCGACACCCGCCAGGCCACCACCGACGCCGGTGATCGTGCCGTTCAGCGTCAGGTAACCCTTGACGCGCAGCTGCACGTTGCCGCTGATGTTGACCGTGACGCCCTCGGGGATCGTCAGGTCGCCGTCGTGATACCAGATCGATCCGGCCGCGGTGAGATCCGTGCCGCCGGCCAGCGTGTACGGTCCGCCCGAGACAACGCCGGACGTGATGGTCATCACGCCGGTCAGGTTCGTGCCGGCCGCGGTATAGAAGCCGTCTGCGGCGGCCGTGGTCGGCGTGGTCGGAGAGGTGACCGCCGCCGAACTCGTCGAGCCGAACAGATCGAGCGACACGGCGCCCGAGCGGTGATTGACCGAGATCGACTGCACCTCGAAGGCGCGATCGACGCTCGACTCCTGGCCGGCGTAGTCGCGCAGGTGCGAGTGGCGCACGCGGACGATGTCGCCGACCTCGATCGGGTTCAACGAGTGCAGCACGTCGACCGAGAGCCGGACCGGCGGCGCGCTGTAGCGGTCGCGGATCGAGTCCAGCATCTTGAACACGAGGCCGTCGGTGTGCCGGCCGCCGTAGAGCCCCTTGAACTTGAGCTCCATGTCGGACGCCCGGCCGTGCACCGACACCGAGGCCGCGTCGACGTAGGTCGTCTGCCGGGTGTAGTCCTTGCCGTTCCAGTTCCAGAAAACCGAGAAGACGTTGTGCAGAGACTCCATGTCGTGCTGCAGGTCGCCGGTCATCACGGAGTTCGAGGCGTCGAGCGTCACCACGCTGCCGGCGTCGGCCAGCACGCGCGTCATGCGCCTGAGTCCGAGCGTGCCGTCGGCATACACGGGCATGTACAGCCCGAGCAGGCGCAGGATCTCGAGCTCGGCGAACGCCTTGCCGTCGACCTTCGTCAGCCCCTCGAAGCGCAGGATGACGCCACGGGCATCGTCCGAGGTGTCCCAGAGGTCCGTGCCCAGCCCGGTGAAGTCGACCAGGCGCACGAGGTTCGTGCTGATGCCGAGGTGCCAGGCCGAGGGCAGCGTCGCGCCGAGGCCGTGGATCTGGCCCGTGAGGATCGCGTAGAGCAGCTTCGGGCCGGGCAGCTCGAGGTACACGTACTCGGCCACCTTCTCGCGCCGGGCTGCGGCGGTGGCGCCGTCGGCGACATAGCGCGCCGCCGAGGTGCCGAGCACGCCCCGGGTGCAGCCGGTGAAGCTCGTCGGCGTGGTGCCGGTGTACCTGACGATCTCGTCGCGGATCTTGACGTACCCGACCGTCGACGAGGCCGCGTCCGACCAGCCGGCGCCGTGCTGCACGCGGCTGAAGCCGGTCGTCGAGTACACGTTGATCGTCGTGTCGGTGGCTTCGACGGTCGCGGAGATCGTGGTATTCGCCAGGACGAAAATGTCCTTGCGCGCGGCCCGCTGGATGTCGTGGCAGCTGATGCGGTAGGCGCCGCGATCGTAGGCCGCCTCCTTGACGATCTGCGTACCGACCAGCACGAACTCGGTGTAGTTCATGCCCTCATAGCCGAGGTAGAAGCGCACCTGGCGACCGCGCAGCCCCTGCCCGCCCACGAGCAGCGAGCGCAGCTGCGAGGTGAGCGCGCCGGTACGGTCCAGCACGGCAAAGGACGCAGCACCAATCTCGGCGCGGCCCTGGTCGGGGTTCAGCTTCTGCGAGGAGATCGACGGCTCGACGACACAGCCCTCGAGGTGCGGCGAGGGCACGCCGTCGATATCGTTGTGACTCGACAGGTGCAGCGAGTAGCTGCTGTATTCGATCTTGATGACGAACCGCGGCGACTTCTGCGCCGAGGTGTTGCGCACCGCGAATACGGCCGGGTCCGTCCTCATGGGGATTCGATCACCGTGAACGACAGCTGGTAGCAGTCGTCCGCGCCGCCCGTCCCCTCGGCCGTCAACAGGCTGAGCGAGTAGCCCTCGCTCGACAGGTAGCAGGTGATTTCCTCGGCCACGCGGAAGCGCGCCGTGGTGAAGTCGAGATCGAGCGACGGGCCGAGCTCATACCGCCACGGCTCGAAGTCGAACGTCTGTCCGTCCTCGGCAGAGTCCAGGAACTCCATGACGGCTTCGAGCGCGGCGCCGAGCAGCGGGCCGGTCGTCACGTCCCAGGTGCGCAGCCCGTAGTGGTGCAGCGTCTCGCGGTGGCCGCCGATGGCTTCCTGCACGTCGCGGGACACCTTGCGGCCGGGCGTGAGCGGCTGCGCGGCGCTGAACTCGAGGACGATCGTGTCGCCGGGCTCGTGCGTGCCGGTCAAGCTCCGCTGCGCCGTGAACGTGACGCGAATCACCCGCGCAGCTCCATCGCCTGCCGACTGGTGTTGCTGATGAACACCATGTCACGCGACGACACGGCCTCGCCGAGCTTTTCGGCCAGCCAGTCGACGGTTTCCTGAGCGGCAAAAAGCGAGCCGTTGACGATGATCTGCACGGCGGTCTGCTGTTCGAGCGGCTGCCCCTGCGGCCCGACGTTGTCCGAGAGTGCCGGCGAGGCTGCGGCCGATGCGCCGCCGCCGCGGCCCGCCGTGATGCTGCCGGCGCCGCCGATGTTCGTGCGCTTGATGTTGGCGAGCTGGGCCACGCCCATCGCGGCGATGTTCGCAGCCGCGGCGATGTTCGCCGGCCAGGGCACCTCGGCCATCGCCTTCATGATCGCCTGGCCGGTCGACCAGACGGTCTGCGCGATCGCGAGCGCCTTGCCCGCCTTGCCGAGCGCGCCGCCCTGCTGGATCGCGAGGCCCACCAGCGACGACATCGCATCGCCGAGCGTCGCGTTTTTGTTGAACTCGATCTGCTGCATCAGGTCGGCATTGGTGAGCAGCATCCCGAGCTTCGTCTGCTCGAACGCCTCGATCTTGCCGAGCATGGTCGCGTTGTGCGCGTCCTGCACGGCAGCGAGTGTGTCGTTGATGCTGGTCTGCCGCAGCACCTCGGGGTCGAGCTGCGGGTCGATCTTGCCGAGGGACTCCTTCGAGACGGTCAGCAGCCCGGAGCGGTCAGCCGTGGCGCCCGCCGCCGCACCGATGCCGACACCCGCCGCGGCACCCTGCGCCGCCGTCGCCCGGGCCGCCGCCGCCGCCGCCCGCGCTTCGAACTCGCGCGACTTCTCGTCGAACACCGCGGCGGCATTGAATACGTCCGACCCGGCCTTGATTGCTGCGGCGCCGGCCAGTCTCGCGTTTTCCAACGCCGACCGAGCAATCGAGTCGAGGCTTTCCGCTGCGCTCTTAGCCGCTTCGTTGTTGTCGCCGTACGCCCGAATCGCGCCGGTCAGGATGCCGAGCGCATTGCCGAACGGACCCGCGATCTTCTGCGGCCCCGTCGCGAGCACTGCAAATGCGGTCGCGGCCGATGACCGCATAATCTCGAAGGCCGCGGCCAGCGAGTAAACCACGGCCTCGATGGACTTGATCGCCGCGACCATCGCCACGCCGAATCCGCTGCCGGCCGCCGCCGCACCTCCCATGCTGGTGATGAGGTTGCCGACAGAATCGACCGCCACGCCGATCGCCGGCGAGAGGTTCGCCGAGAACTTGATGCCGAGGTTCTGGACGATCTGCGACTGCAGCGCCAGGTCATCGTTCATGACGCCGATCTTCGTCACGTCGAGGTCAGAGAGCAGCGCGCCCTGGCGCTCGAGCTCGTCGTTGACCCGCATCACCTCGGCGGCGGCATCGCCCGACAGCCCGGCCAGTTCCTTGACGTAGGTCTTGCCGAAGATGTCCGCGCCGATGCTCGCGCGCTCGAAGCTGTTGCCGATCTGGCCCAGCGCAGCATCGATGCGCAGGAACGCCTCGTCGGCCTTGAGCCCGGCCAGTTCCTTCGCCGACAGCCCCAGCCGCTCGAAGCCGCGGACGGCCTCTTTCTCGCCCGCGAGCGCATCGCCGAGCGTCACGGTCATGCGCGAAATTGCGGTGTTGAGCCCTTCGGCCGACCCGCCCGCCTGCTGCGCCGCAATCTGCAGCGACTGCAGCCCGGAGGCCGAGGCGCCCAAGCGCGTGCTCAGGTCGTTGAGCGTGTCCGCCGCCTGGTTGACCGTGCGCAGCCAGCCGGTGATCGCGCCGATCGAGAAGGCGCCGACGATGGCCGTGCCGACGACCTTGAAGCCCTTCTCGACGGTCTGCGCCGTCTGCGTGAGCTTCGACATCTCCTTTCGGACTTTGTCGACCTCCGTGCGCAGCTTGGCGGACTCGGCCGCAAAGTCGAAAGTGACGCCGACATTAGCCACGATCCTTCTCCGTCTTCTTCAGCATCTTGCGCATCTCCGCGGGCGTGAGCTTCTTTCGGGGCTTCGGCAGGAAGTCAGAGGGTTTCACGGCTTTCTTCACCCGCCCCGAATAGTTCGCCACGGTGGCCGCCACGACACTCATGCGCCAGGCGTCGGCGTGGTATCCCCACGGCTCGAGCTGGTAGAACGCGCACCAGTCCACGAACTCCGCGGAGCTCATGCACTGCTGCGCCTCCGCGACGGTCCGGCCGATCAACGCGGCGACCCGGTGCCACATCAGCAGCTCCGGGTCGCCCGTCAGTTTTTTGCGGCTTCGTCCTGCGCCTCGGGCAGCAGCTTCGAGATTTGCAGCACGCGCTTGGCGATGCGGTCGAGTTCGCCGCCGTCGATCTGCTCGGCGTCCTCGATGCTCAGCATCGGCTGGCCGTCCGGCAGGCAGACGCCAATGGCGACGATCTCCTGCGCCGTCATCGGGTCGTTCGCCTTCCCGCGCTCGACCAGGATCCGCCGCTCGCCGCCGGTCAGCCCGCGCAGATGCACGTCGAGGCCAGCCATCGTTTCCTTCACGAGACTCGCCGCCCTGGCGGCGGCGATCAGGTCTGCTGCACTGGTCATGCCGTGGTGTAGTCCGCGGAGAGCTTCAGCGTGACGTTGGCGCGGATCGGGTCCGTGCCCTCGGCGTTCATCGCGGCCCATTCGAACGACGCGACCTGAGCTGTGAAGCTGATCGTCAGCGTCGGCGACATCGGGAATACGATCTTGTAATTGATCGCCGTCTTGTTCGCCTGCGACGTCTGCAGCGCGATGTGCGTCGCCTCGCCCTTGTCATAGGCGAGCTCGAAGCTGACCTCCTGCGGCTGGTACGCGCCGGTTTTCACCACGGGCGCCGACTGGTCCATGATGTAGACGTCGGTCGACTTGCGCACCCGCGACGGCGGGGTGATGTTCATCACGCCCGGGATCGTGGTGAGCACTTCCGGCGAGGCCATGCTGCTGACCTTGAGCAGCGTGCCATCGGACATGAATACTTCGGACATTGCGTGACCCTCTGAAATGAAAAGGGCCGCTCAGGGCGGCCCGGTGGCGGAAACTGGATCGATCTACCGATAGGTGACTTCGTAGTCCTGCTGCACGATCTTGAGGAACAGGTCGCCGTCGACCGTCGACGCATCGCCCTGGAATACCAGCGCGCAGCGCAGTACCTGGATGCCGAGATCGGTGATCGGGCTGGTGCTGCTGTCGACCGCCCGGCCGCGCCAGCCGTCGAGCCCGGAGCGCAGCGCCTCGGTGACGGATTCGGCGCTCGAGGTACTGTTGGCGATCACCTCGACGCGGATGCTCGCCCGGCGCAGCACCGGCAGGCCGGTATCGATCGCCCGTCGGAATGGCGTCCCGCCGGTACGGACGAACGAGATCGCCGGCATCGTCGGCTCTTGCTCGATCACCTCGCGAAACACCCGCGAGCCTGCAGCGGTGCCGAGGCTGACGATCTTGGCTTTGAAGGCTTCCTCGATCGTGCTCATTCGGTCACCACATCGGTGTTCGCCGTGATGCCCTTGCGCTTCTCGATGCGGCGGATTGCGGCCGTCAGTTCGCGGACGAACGCGGACGGCATGTCCGGCTCGGACGCCTGCACGGCCGGCGTGAACCACGGGCGCGGGCCGACATTCGGCTGATGCCCCTGGTCGACCATCCAGCCGTAGAACACGCCCTTGCGCTGGCGCCGATAGAACGAATTGTGGACGAACAGCGCCGTCCGCTCGCGGGCCTTCGACGTCACGGCGAGCGCCGCGACCTGCTGACCCTTCGGCCGCCGGCCGACGATCTTGACGCTGGCGGCCAGTGCGCCCGACTTCGCAATCGACTGCGCGCCGTGCCGCGCCCGCGTCTCGAGCGGCTTCGCGATCTTGCGCAGCACCCGCCGGACGATCTTCGGCGAGCCGAGTGCGTCGATTTCCTGCAGCCGCGCCTCGAGCTCGCGCAGCCCCTTCACCTCGACGGTCACGTCCACTAGAAGCGCTCCGTGCACATCAGGTGCCACTCGACGTTCTTACCGCCCCAGTCGACGATGTGCCGGATGTCGAACGTCCGCGTCCCGTAGACCACGCGATCCTTCGGCGTCAGGCTGATGTCGGGCCGACCGCGCATCTTGATCCTCACCGTCACGTCGGACATGACCTGCGACGCCTGCAGGAACTCACGCCCGGACAGCGGCTCGATCGACGCCCACGCCTTCGCGAGCTCCGACCAGGTCTTGACTCCGTCGCCGTGCGAGTCCGGCGTGACCGTGACCCGCTGGATCGTGACGTAGTGCCGCAGCTTGCCGGATTGCATCAGGCCACCAGTGCGGTCAGTTCCGCGTTGCTCAACCGCCGCGGGTAGAATTTCACCTTGCGGATGTAGCCGTTCGGCTCGTAGGCCGGGCCGATGCGCAGCGTCGTGAGTGCGGTCGACAGCGCGGCCGACGTGTCGGTCGCCAGCGTGCCGCCCGAGGCAATCGCTGCGATGTCGTTCTCCGCGAACGCATACGCCTGGCGCTGCACCGCGCCGGTCGTCATCGAGCCGAGATTGTTGAAGTTCGACTGTTCGACCGAGCCGGCATAGCTGAACGAACCGCGCCCGCCGGTATCGTTGACATAGGCGGCCATGTGGCTCTCGTAGTCGTCGCCGCCGTTGATATCGATGATGCGCCGCGTGTGGCCGTCGCTGACCGGCGCCGACCACGGAATCAGGTACTCGACGAACAGCGTGCCCGCCTCGGCGTTGAACCACGGATTCAGCACGGACGTGGTGCAGACGTCCGCCGCGCGGGTCACAGCCGCCGAGGTCGTCGGGATGTAGCTCGTCGCATACGGGCCCGCCTCGAGCTGCGCGCGGGTTGCGCTGCCCGAGAGGGTCAGCGTCAGGCTCGCCGCGCTCGGCGTGAACGTGAGCGATACCCGGTCCGACGCCCCGGTCCCCACCAGCGGCCCGGCCGTCGAAGCGCCCGACAGCGTGACCGTCCCCGTGCCGTAAAAGCTCAGGGTATGCGGCACCGCCGTCACATCCACCGACTGCGTCGCCAGCGTGTCGCTGTTGAGCAGCAGATTGGTCCGCGACTCCTCGATCAGCAGCCCGCGCACCGCGCCCGTCGCCGGGTCGTACTCGATCCGCGGCTCGTCGATCGCGGCCGTCTGCAGCGTGCCGTCGATATCGAAATACGTGGCCGTGGTCGAGCGCGTGAACGTCAGGATGTCACGCAACGAGCGGCCCCGAAGTGAACTCACAGCCGGACGATCCTGTGCGGCGACATCAGGGCATCACGCGCCGCCTCGATCGTTTCCCGCGCCGCGGTATCCCGGTCGTGCAGCAGCTCGATATGCAGTTTGATCGCGTGCCGAAGTCCCTCAGGAATCATCACCCTGGCCGGCGAGCCAACTTCATACCCGCAGACGCAGCGCACCGTGATCGCTTCCCGCTGGCAGCGCACTGACGGCCAGGTGACGCCATAGGCCGGCACGATTCGCGGCAGTCCATCGGGACCGAGGCCCGCAACCTGATACTGGTTCGCCGCCAGCGTCTGCGTCGCGCCGGCATCGTCCACGTAGGTCACGGACGTCACCGACACGACAGGCGCCAGCGGCAGGTCAATGCGGTACTCGCAGCCGACCATCGGCCAGCCGAAATCGAACGTGAAGTCCCACGTCTGCGGCGCCAGCGCGCGGCGCGTCTGTCCCTCCACGTATTCGCGGGCCGCCATGAGCTCGGCAGCAATCACCGCGTCGAGCTCGGTCGTCTCGATCCGCAGGTGCGCCCGGGCTTCGGCGAGCGTCAGCGGCTCGCTGGTCGGTCGAGTTACAAGAGATGCGCCCATTTTCCCTCGGCTATTTCGTCGTGCGTCCACTGAGTCCAGGCGAGCCAGTGCAGCCAGCGGCGGCGCTCAGGCTTGACCCGTTCGTCGGGCGAATGGCCGGTCACGTCCCAGGCCATCGCCGCTTCGTCCATCGTCACCGTTGGCACCCCGGCCAGCACCGCGTCCACCGCGACGCTCGAATTCAGCGTCACCGCGAGCCCTGCTTCCTTCCATGACCGGGTTTCCGGCAGCCCGGTCGGGTTGTCGGCGGCCGGGTGCTTGCGGAAGTGCGTCGCCGGGACGGTCTGATACCAGTCCCGCACGTTCGGCCAGTGCGGCGACCAGCTCTCGTGCTGGCCGCACAGGATCACCCGCTTGCCCGACTGCCACGGCATGACAGGAACGGCATACCGCTCCCACCGTTCCGCGGGCGCACCATTCGGCACCCGATGATCCCCCCGGCGCCCGTGGCCGTTGCGGACCAGCGTCACCCAGCGGTTCGTATCGCCGAAGCTGCAGCGGTCCACCAGCAGATAGTCGCCCTGCTCGAGCGAGCGCCAGCGCGTCGTGCCCAGCAGGATCGGGAGCCCTTCCCGGCGGTTCGTGTCGTGCACGACCTCGGCCGAGACGCCCATCCTGAGCAGTCCGGCGAGCATCTTCGGCGCGAACTCGCGCTGCCACGCTATCTGCGGCGTGGCATGGATTACGGCGAGCAACGCCAGCCCACCTCGTGAGGTTTCGGGTTGCCATGAAATACCGTGATCGGCCCGGGCGCGGCACCGCGCAGCACGTCGTACTTGTAGGACTTCACCGAATCGTTCGGCAGCAGGCCAATGCCATCCGGCCAGAATAGCTGCGTGATGATCCCCTGGTCGCCGTGCGTCACCGGGATCAATCGCTCGGCGCCGCTCATGTCCTTGCTGCCGTGCCAGAGCATCACGCTGCTGTTGATCGTGGCCTCGCGGCCGTAGCGCGGCTGCGTGACCGGATAGGACCAGTCGTCCCGCGCCCAGATCCGCGAGCGGTCGACCCGAGCTAGGTGCACCAGGTGATCGATGCTGCCGGTCAGGATCACGTCGAGGTCGAGATACAGCGCCGGCCCATCGAACATCTCGAGCAGGTGCAGCTTGTTGAACCATCCATCGCGGCCCGGCGGCAGGTCCGATTCGGTCACTTCCCGGAACTTGAACGGGATCGTCAAGTACCGATTGACGCCCGCCTCGAGCCGATCGACGTACTCCCGGCCGCGGCAGAGGTAGTCCCGCCAGTTCAAGCAAACAACGGTCAGAACTTCCAAAGCGCCAGCCGACAATCGGCCTCCCGTCCGTCGCGCGCCGATTCGAGCGGCTTGCCGAGCCAATGCACCAGGTCAAGCCGCTTGAACTGCGGCGATCTCTGCGGCTGCGGTCCATCAAACTGCGTCGCGAACAGATACTTCGCGGACTGGCGGAACAGGGCGAGCGCCATGCCGACGCGTTCAGCGTCGAGGTGATTCAGCACCATTCGACACAGAATCGCGTCGCACTTCGGCAGCACGTCGCGAGTGATGTCGGCCTGCTTCACCGTTTCATGTCGCGGGATCAGGTCAAACGGCCGATAGCGTACCTTCCACGTCATGCCGTGCCGCCACTTCAGATCACCCGCACCTGCATCGCATACGGACTTGATGCCGTGTCGGTTACAGACGTCAGGCAGCCAGGCGCGGATCACCGCGGTCGCATCGGGCAAGCTGCCGTTGCCGCATTTAGTGAAGGGCTCGCCGGCCCGCCAGCCGTTCACCATGCGTTCGTGCATGGCCTCATCCGTCAACATCGGCAATTTCCATCCTCGGGAAGCAATCCAGCGCCCCCATGCTGCAGTCAATGATCTCGACCAGACCCTGCCGCGCGATCGAGCGGTACAGGTCTAGCAGTTCAATATGCACCCCGTCGCGCACCATGACCGACGGCCAATGCTGCAAAGCGGGCTCGTATTCGCCAAAGAAATGCCGCGGACCGCTCCCGGGCCGGCGCACTTTGCCGTCGTAGTCCGGCGCGAACTTCAGGTCGTAGCCAAGCAGCACGATCCGCTCGGCGCCCGCCCTATGTGCCATGCCAACGAGCTGGTAGCCGCTCGAGTGCCCGTGGTGCAGCAGCGCCGGATCCGTCGACAGGCCGGGCCGGTTCGCCTCAGCAATCCAGTTCAGGCCGAACTCGGACGCCGCCTGTGCGTTCGTCGTCCACTTCTCGGCCGGCAGGGACGCCACTTCGCGCCAGCGCGCCGCCCACCAGCCGTAGTTGCAGGCATGCAGCAAGGCCGCGTCCGGCGCCAGCCGGAACGCATCGTTGCAAACGTAGATCGGCCAGCCACGCCCGCGCGCGACGGCCACACGCTCATGCGTGAGCGACGGCCCGGTGCCGCAGCAGACGATCGTCCGCAATGGCCGACTCCAGATCCATCATCGGCCAGCAGTCCAGCGCCGAATCCGGCGTGCAGTTCACGATCCGCACGTCCGCCGGCAGCGACTTCGCGCCGCGCCGGAAATGCGGCAAGAACGATTCATAGTCGGTGCGGTTGTGCAGCCCCTCCGGATGATCCCCGAAAAAGTGGCCCTGTCCGCCAACGTGCCGCATGTCAAAGCCGACCAGCACGATATACCGGCAGCCCTTGAGCAGCGCGAGGTTGATCGCCTGGAATCCACTGTTCGACCCGTACCGAATCAGACCCGGATCGAATGAAAACTCGTCGCCATGATCGCCGCGCACGAGGCGCAGTCCGTAGGCGTCCGCTTGCTCGAACTTGTGATTCGACTCATCGTCGTGGTGCGTCGACCACTTCTCGCCCTTGAATCCGCCGCAGTCCTGGTGCAGATTCCACCAGCGCGGATCGCAGCCGTACACTGCATCGGCCCACGGCATGCGCCGGTAGGCGTCCTGCACCGCAATCACCCGCCACTGATCCTGCAACCGTGCCATGCGGCAGCGGTGCGCCACCTCGGCCGTCAGTGACGGTCCCGTGGCAGCCACGATGCAGGGCTCACCCGACCAATCGGGATTTATTCGCTGGAGCTCGGCCAAGTGACTTGTTCTCGGGCGCGGGTTTCTTACGCCGCTTGATTCGCTTTTTCTGCTTTGCCATGAAACGAGAGGGGCGGGTTTCCCCGCCCCTCCCAATCGGTTACGACACCGACACCTTCGCGATCTTGAGGGCATTGTTATTCGTCACGATGCCTCCGTACCGCCGGGAGATGTAGAACTTGGTGAAGCCGGGCGCCGTGATGTTGTCACGGACGATCGACATGCCCGAGCGCGTCGCCAGCGTATACGCACGCCGGAAATCGCCGAACACGGCCGCGAGCGCGGTCGAGGTCGTCGGGTTGCCCAGGTCCTCCCACGTGAACAGCTCGTACCCGAGCAGCCGATCCGGCTGACCGGCCTGCATCGACGGCTGCCACAGGAACTGCCCGGTCGTGTCGGTCAGCTTGCGCACGTGACCCTGCGTCACCGAGTTCATGGCGAACTTGGCGCCGTTGCGGTACGGGGCGCGGAGCTGGTACACGAGATCGATCAGCGTCTTGGCCGTGATGCCCGTTGAGGTGAACGGCGAGGACGGCGAAGACAGCGGGATGTACTCGAACACCCCATGCGCCCGCTCAGGCGACGCATAGTCATCACCGCTCGTCGGCGCGGCCGCGAACATGCCCGTGGGCTTGCCCGAACCGTTGCCGGTGTAGATCGCCGTGGCGAGGCCCACCGCGAAACCTTCCGCGGCGTTCTCGACCAGCCAGCTCTCCACATTGAAGAAGAGGTCTTCAATGCTCCAGTTCGACGCCTGCATGTAGGCATACAATTCGCCCCAGGTCGGCGCACGGTTGCGCAGCGTCGGCTCGGCGGTCGCGCTGCGCGAGTCGGCCTCCGCCGCCCACGTGTACGTCGCGTCGTTGACGCTGATGAGTTCCTTGTAGTCGCTGGTGCCGACCTGCACGTTCTTGACGTTGCCGGCGATGGCCGAAAGCTTCAGCACGAGGTTGTCGATCGAGCGGCTGATCTCCTCGGGCAGCGCAAAGCCACCGGCCGCATCCGTGAGGGACACGTCCTTGACCTCGCGCGACTTGCGGACGAGCTCGCGGTACTGGTCGACCGCGTTCTGGTCGGTGCCCTTCGAGCGCAGCCACTTGAAGAACAGATCCTTGTGCTCGCTGTGGATCTTGTCCTGCATCGTCTTGCCGGGGCGGCTGTTGACCGCTTCGACGATCTCGAGACGTTCCTGCAGCGTGGCCAGCCGCTTCTCGGCGATCTCCTTCTGCTTGACGTTCTGGCTCAGATCGTCGCTGATCTTCTCGAGCGCGTCCTTCAGTTCCTTCGCGCGGACCTCGTTGCCCTTGCGCTCCTCGGCGAGCATCTGCTCGTTCGTCTTCTTCAGGTCCTCGAAGGACTTGCCGACGGCCTCGATGGCCTGCATGATTTCAGACATTTTCAATTCCTCTGTACGTGATGGGTTACGCGGCGAATGCCTGTCGAATGGCCGCCGCCTGGATCCTGTCCGCGATCTCTTTCAGCGCCTTCGCGACGTCATCCTCTCCCGCATTGCGCAGGGGCGGGACCGACCTTTCGTCGAGCTCGTCCTCGAGGGACCGCAGCTTGTAGCCGATGAGCTTCGCAGTGCTCGCGCTGCACCCCGCATTGCGCAGGATGCGTTCAAACTCCTTGATCGTCGGGACGTACTCGCCCGCCGCGCTCAGGCGCGACTTGACGTGAGTGATCGTCGCCAGCGGATTCATTGGCATGGACACGACGCTGACCTCCCAGAGGTCAATCTCCTTCAGGATGCGGGCGCCGTTCTTGTCGTAGCCGTAGTCGTTCACCTCGTAGCCGATGGACAGGCCGCGGACGGCCTCCATCTTCAGCAAGGTATGAATCTCATTGCCGAGGTCGGTATCGGCCAGGATGCCCTTTACGAACAGCCCATCGTCGGATTCCTTCATGGAGTCCCAGCGCCCAATGACCTGATCCGGCTTGTGCATCCACAGCATCGGCCGGACTTTCTGCGTCGGTTGCTTGAGCGTCTTTGCAAACGCGCCCGGCGCGATGATGTCGCCGCCGAGGTCGCGATTGCGAAACACCGCGCCCAAGCCTTCGAGCTCGCGGTCCTTCAGGGACTTCACGTCGAGCGAAACGCACATTTTTTCCATAGCTAAACCCTCGCCACGCTCTTGAGGTGGCGGATCGCCTTGCTCAATTCATCTTCGACGGCAGGAACGGGCTTCGGCGCAGGAACCGGCACAGGCGCGCCCGCGACCAGCATGTTGCCCGGCCGCCAGTATTCGTCGCCGCCGTTCTCTTCCTCGAGCGGATTCTTGCCTTCGATCTCGCGCCACTCGTCCGCCGAGAGCACGCCGTTCTGGCGCTGTAACTGCAAGCCTTCCTGCCGGCTCTTGAAGTCGGCGCGCAGGATGCTGTCCAGGTTGAAGCGGATGATGACACCCTGCGACCAGTCCGAATCGGTCAGCAGATCCCGCTCCATCGCCGCCTCGAACGCCTGCGCGACGGGCATGATGACGTTGAGCGTGAAGTCCTGATCCTGTTGCTCGACGTTGTTGAACGTCGCCCGTTCGAGGTCGCCGACCAGATGCGGCGGGACGCCGAACGCGCCCGCAATTACGGTGCGCTGATACTTGCGCGTCTCAAGGAATTGCGCCTTGTCGTTCTCGACGCTGACTGGATTCCCGGCCTCGATCCCGGTCGGCAACAGCAGCGCCTTATGGCGGTTTCCGCCGCCGAAGGCGTCTTGGAAGTCCTTGACGAACTGCTTTTCCTCTTCGAGCGTCTTGAAACCTTTGGACCCCTGAATGTGCCGCAAGATCATCAGCGGCAGCGCGCCGTTGCTGAAGAACGTCGATCCGAATTCCTCGGCCGCGATCTCGAGCGCGATGGCTTGAGCCACATCCTTTACCGGCGAATCGCCCTCAATGAAGTCGCGCGACGCACCGCGGACGTGCAACAACTGACTGCCGCTCAGTTCCTTGTAGCCGCCGCCCTGCTCCATCACTTCGTATCGGACGCTGTAGTCGTCGTCCTGCTTGGGCGTCACCGCGTTCGCGTGCAGCGGCAGAAGTTCGCGAATCGGCCCCGTCTTGCCGCGGCTCTTGTAGGCGTAGAACTTGCCATGCCGCACGAAACACGATGCCGCATCGGCCCAGAATGCCTGTCGGGTTTGCCACGTATTCGGGTACTGCAGCAGCTTCGCTATCGGATGGTTCCGGTCCTGCTCCTTCGTCTGTCGGCCGTTCTTCGTGCCTGTCTTGTAGACATGGACGGGTGTCACCGAAAGGCGCCGCGAAACAGCCGTCACGATCGCGTGGACCGTCGGCGAGCGCATGCAATTCTCGGGCGTGACAGTCGCGCCCATGCCGGACTGCACGGCGCGCAACCGCGCCAGCACGTCATTGACGCCAAGCGTCTTCTGCTCGCGACTGATTTCCCAGCCAAAGATTCTCACAACGTCACCAGCCGACCTGTGGCCCATTCACCGCCTTCATCGGCAGCCATCGCGCGATTCATCGCCATGCACAGCGCGACGAATCCGTCGATCTTCTTCTCGGGCCGGTCCTTGCGCGGATAGACGTTGTCCTTCGCGTCCTCTTTCGCCACTACGTTCGACATCATCCACGTCATCACGGGATCCCCGTCGTGGTGCAACTTGCGGTCGCGGATCAGCGCTTCGACCTGCTTCATCGGTTCACTCAGGCTCAGCACGGTCGGTTTCACCTCGACGCAGGGCAGCCCCGCGTTCGTCAATTCGGTCACGAGCATCGTTGCCTGGAACGGGTCATAGGCCAGCGCTTCCACCTGGAACCGCATCGCCAGCGCCTCGACGTCCTCGAGGATCCGTCCGAAGTCGATGATGTTGCCGTCCGTGACGGTCAGCAGGCCGGACTTCGCCCAGCCGCGGTAATGGTCATTCTCTGGCGCCTGCACCGTCTCGTCGGGCAGGTAGTACCGCCCGAAGCGCGCGTATGCACCGTCATCGAGCGGGAACAGCAGCTCGAGGGCCGCAATGTCCACCTTCGACGCCAGATCCATACCGACGTAGCAGACCCGGCCCGCCATGTCGTCGAGCGATAGGCCCGCCTGCCGGCAGTCCGCCCAGCGCTGCATGTTGATGTACGCATCACGGGCGTTCACCCACAAGTTCAGGTGCTTCGTCTTGTAGATGCCCTGCTTGCGCGGGTTGTTGATCGCGTCCTGCAATTGGCTCTGCAGGAACTCGATCGACACGCTCACGCCGGCGTTCGGGTTTGCCTTGCGCAGCGCGAGCTCGCTGGTCCAGTCGTCTTCAGGGTCCGCGGCGAAGATGATCCCGAAGTGGGAGTCATCCTCGACCGTGCGCTCGAGCACCTTTTGCACCGTCAGCCAGTCGTCGTAGCACGGACCCGCCAGGTTGTCGCCGGCGGTCGAGATCACCAGCAGCAGCGGTTGCTCGCGCGCACCCATGCCGGTGAGCATCGTGTCGTACAGGTCCGCCGTCGGGTGCTCGTGGTACTCGTCCACGATCGCACAGTGCGGCGAGGCGCCGTCGCCAGGCTTGCCGATGATCGGCTCGAACTTCGATGCGTCCCCGAGCCGGATCATGTTGGAGGCGTTGACCGTGACCCCGAGACCTTCGGCCAGCGCCGGTTGCTTCAGCCCGATCTGCCGCGCCGGCCCGAACACCTCCCACGCCTGCTTCTCGGTCGTGGCCCCCGAGTACACCTCGGCGCCCGGCTCGTTGTCCTTGCCGAACATCCACCAGCCCATCCCGGCGGCCATCGTCGACTTGCCGTTCTTTCTCGGCAGGTAGATCGACGCCTTGCGGAACCGCCGGAACGTCGTCCCCTTGCGGCGCCAGCCGTACAGGCTCACGACGATGAAGCACTGCCACGGCTCGAGTCGCAGCAAGCCATCTTTCGGCCGCTTCGGATCCAGCCGAGCCCACCGCCCTTTCACGTGCGGCAGCATCTCGACGAACTTGCAGACCCGCTCAGCTTCGGTGCTGTCGAACTTGAACGCGAACGCCTTCGTCCGCTCCCGCCTGCGGTCGTCCAAGTGACGCGCACAGGCGAGCCGCGCCCACTTGCCAGCCGGCAGCTTGCCGGCCACTACGTCCCGGCAATACTTCTCGGCCGCCGCGACGTGCGGCGCGTCCTTCGTCACAGGTCGGCGAACGGGTTGCCGCTGCCGTCCGGCTTCTTCGCCGCGATCTTCTCGCGCGCCGCGGCTGTCAGCCCGTATTGGCCGAACCACTGCCGCAGCTCTTTCACGTAGTCCAATTGGCCGGTGAGCCAGAATTGCGCCTGCACCCGCGCCATCGCCTCCATCGAAGCATGGTCGCTCGCGGTCAGCACGCCCGGCGGGATCTGCTCGACGAGCCAGTGCCAAGCGCGCACGCATTCCTGTGGCAGGTGGGCCGGCGGCTGCCGATTGAAGGCACCAGCGGCCGCCACAGGCTCGCGGCGCCTCTGCGGATCCTTCTTCCACGCCCCTTTCAGTTCGAGTACGTTCGACGGTGTTCGCGGGCGACCCGCCATATCAACCTCTGGATCTCATATTGCGGACGCGAAAGTTTGTCTGGCGCAACGGTGGTGTGGCGCCAAACGGCCAGCGCAACACCCCCCCATGTAAGTCATTGATTCCAGATGTGTCTTACTTCGCTGGAACATGACCAACGAAGGAACGAACTCATGCTCATGCTCGACTTAAGCGCATTGCACGTCCTGCACAAGCACTGCAGGTTGTCATCTGTATGTGAACCACCATCACACACGGGGACGATGTGATCTAACTCTGGCGCATCATCATGCTGCGTTCCACGAAGGCTTCTCGGCGTGTCGCAACCGCAGCCCTGACACTTCCATCCATCTCGCTTGAATATCTGCAGGGCGCTCACGTAGTAGGCGACCGGATCAATCGCGTATGCGTTATCCCTTTCGTTCACTCTGCGCTTGCGCTTGCTATCGCCCTTAGACTGTCTTTTGACAAAATCAGCGCATTCATCCGAGCATGTAACCGTCTGATACTTGGATGGCAATGGAGAGAACTCAACATCGCAAGCCTTGCATCTGCGCGACATCGTGGGCTTTCGCCCTCTAGTCTTGAGGATCTTCCCTAAGCACGACCTGGAACAGAACCGCGGTTTGTACCGCGGGTTCGTGTATGAAAGAGGCTTCCCGCACTGCTCACACTTGGTGCCGAGTCGCGGAATCTGCAAACGCGGCGATCTAGGCTTAGGTTTCGCAACGTGCTGCGCATACCATCGAGCGTAAGCTTTACTTGTACAGCGCGGTCGGCGGACCGCGATCCTCCTGATCGCCTGAACTTCGCTCTTGATGCTCGCCGCTCTCAGGCATGTGCATCGTTTGCAGTACCCGCTGTCAGTCCGCCCAAGTCGAGTAACGACACGCCGCGGCTTTCCGCACTGGATGCACGATACTTGTGTTGATCGCACATGCTTTCTGCAGGCTTCAGAGCAGTATTTCTGAGCCTTAGTCAGCGCAACCGATCGCCCACAGGTTCGACAGTGACCGATCGTTCTGCTGACGGGTGAGTACGCTATGCGCACTCCCCATCGAGTCTCGGTTTTCCGAGGATGGTGGCCGAGATCCCGGCATTTGTCCGAGCAGTAAATGCGCTTCCTGCCTCGGGGTTTAACCTCGACGGCCGTGCCGCATACAGGGCAGCGCCTAGAATCTTGATTGATCGGGGCCAGCGCCCCTACCATGCCGTCAGCCATTGCACCCTCCAATACAGGTTGCGTGGTCAGAGGCTCGTCGGGATTGCCGTCCCGTCGGGCCTCGCTTAACTCACTCGTTTCCGCCCCCAGCCTTGATCGCGTCCGGTCCTGCGATCGTGGCAAGTCTTTGCCATCGCACGCCAGTTCTCGGGATCCATCCGCAAATCAGACCGTTCCCTGATCGATACGATATGGTCAACAACCGACGCTGGCGTGACGCGAATTTTACCAGCTTGGCAGTCTTCGCACTCACACAGCGGATGCTGCGCGAGATAATTTATCCGCGCCTTTCGCCACGTCCAATCGTATCCGCGCTGCTCACGCGAGCCTCTGCGCTCGTCCTGTACCTTCCTGTGCGCTACTGCATGAGCACTGCAATACCGTGTTCCCCGTGGAACTACCTCTCTACAGCCAGGCTTGGCGCATGGGTGAGGTGCTGCTGTTGGCATCAGCCGTTCACGCCCACGATGGCGATGAACTTCGGTATCACTTCACCGTTGTCCAGTGTGGCCGTGGCCTTGAGCGTGTAGCGCCCGCCATGCGCGGATCCGCTGACCCTGATGGATGCCTGCCCCTCGGCGTAATCATTCGATTGCCCGGCGAGGGCAAGGCTGCCCGCAGGCTCGACCGTGAACGCGATGGCCGTCACAGCAGATCCGGCGGGCACATCGGCGGAAAAGTCTGGCGTGTATATCAGCTCGCCACCGACGGGCAGCACCTGGTAGTCGTTCATTAGTTCACAGCCCTGCTCGGTAGATCCACCCGGATGACCCTACTTCGGCCCCTCGATACGATGCTGCGGGACGGCATGCCTGTGACGATGACCCGCCGCGGGGATGCCGAGCGGAAGCCCATCATGGCTGTGCCGGTTGCACTCGCCACGGCATCGCCCTGCAGCGTGACCCCGATCGCAAGCTGGCCTGAAGCCGTTGCGCCTGCCAGCGCAGCCGCCGACATGGCGACGACGGTCGTCAGGCTGCCGCTCGCCAGCGCCGAGGCAATCGCGGCGCCCGTGAGTGGCACCAGCAAATTGAGCTCGGCCGAGGCCTGTGCGCCACCGGCGGCGGCCCCTGCGAGCGCGACCGTGGCTGATTCGAGCTGCCCCGATGCCGCAGCACTGCCGATGGCCGCGCCCGTCAGCAACACCGTCAGGGACAGCGACGCAGAGGCCGTGCCCGAGCCCACGGCCGCGCCTTCGAGGTCGGCGCTGCCCGTCGTGGTCAGTGCACCGCTCGCCAGCGCACTCGCCAGGGCGGCGCCACTCAGTACGACGCCGATCAGCAGCTGCCCGTTGGCCGACGCCCCAGCAATGGCGGCGCCCGACAGCGGAACCGTGATCGACAGCAAACCCGAGGCCGTAGCCGATACCAGTGCCGCACCCGCGAGGGCGGCCTCGCCGGCAAACTCAGCCGAGGCCGTGGCCGATCCCGTAGCGGCGCCAGCCAGCGGTATGACGAGCGTCAAAGCACCCGACGCGGCACCCGAGGCGACCGCATCGCCGGCCAGCGGCTTGCCGATCGAGATCCCGGCGTCCGCGAGTGCCGAGGCCGTGGCATCGCCTGCCAGGACTTTCGTCAGCGCCAGGTCGGCCGAAGCCGTCCCAGAGGCCGCAGCAGCCCCGGCAAGCGCCTTTGCCACCGCAAGGGCAGCGCTGGCCTGTGCGCTACCAGCGGCAGCACCTTCGAGGGCTTGGGATCCGCCAGTTTCAAAGCTGATGTCACCAGAAAACTCGACCCACGGATTATTTGCCGCGGTTGTGGTTTCGTCTTCTGGGAGGTCCGTCGCCGAGTCATCGCCGAAGGACAGCAATCCGTAGCGGCCAGTGTTGGTCGTGTTGTCCTTGTAGCCGAGTTCGATGATCAGCCGGTCGCCAGCGCTGACGGTTGTGCTGGTCAGCGCCAGGCTAAACGTGTTGTTCGGTGAAGTCTCTAGCCGCCGATTGGTCAGCGTCGTGCCGTTGCTCGCGGGTGGGATTTCAATTTCGGCAACAGCCGACTGCGTGGCAGCCAGGATTTCCGTAACGCCGGAACCGTCCGACGAACACTTCGCGATGCGCACCGCGAGGGCACATACGCCAACGTTTGTAACGTTGGACGCAATACGCACCTGTCCCTTGATCGTGCCGCTGATCGTCTGTGCGGCCAGTCCGGCGCTGATGTACTGCCGCAGCAGTTGACGAGTAGTGGCTGCATTTCCGACGCCAGCCTTGCTCGTCATCGTCGACGAGATGCGGGTCGTCACGGCATCAATGCGGTCGGCCTCGCTGACGGTCGGCCACGAGGTCGTATTGAAGGCCGGGCTGATGTCCGGCGTCCCGCTGCTCGGCAGATAAAATCGAGTCGTCACTCGTCAGATCACGCGCAGGGTGCAGCAAGCCGCAAGGTCGTACTGCCCCACAGCTTCACATCGCTGCGCGCCACCTCGCGGAACGCCGCGCCGCGATAGGTCGCAAGCACCGGGCCGACGCACGCCTTGCCCACGTCTGCAAATCCCATCAGCGTCGAGAGCTTGTTCGCCGCGGTGATGCTGTACACCGGCGTCTGCAGCATTCCGGCGATGACGGCTGTAGTCACAACCGGCGGCAGCGGGACCGGCGCCGGCACGGTACGTTGCGCGACGTTCGACACGCCCGACTCGGCGCCGTAGGTGTTGGTCGCGGTGACGCGGAAACAGTGCGTGGCGGGCGCCAGGCCGGTGACCGTGTACGCCGTGGCCGCCGGAATGGTCTGCGAACCGGCCGCCGTGCCGAAGCCGGTGCCGACGCAGGTGCCCCACTCGATCCGGTTCGATTGGATACTGCCTGCGCCACTCGCCGGGATCGTGGAGCCGTCGGTATTCTGCACCGGCTGCGTCCACGACACGCGCACGTCTGCGGCGAGCGTCGGCGTCGCGACCAGGCAGAGCAACAGCAGCAGCTTTCGCATGGGAACCTCTTAGGCAGCCTGCCGGGTGATCTCGCCACCCGACGTGATTTTCAGGATCCATTGCCGGCTCGAGCGCGGCGGCACCGCTTCGGTTTCCGACAGCAGCGTGCCCGAGGCCGTGGCCCGGCCGATCGCCGAGCCCATCAGCACCGAGGGCGGCAGCTGCCCGCCGCCGTTGATGACGAATTCATTGATGCCGGCTTCGGCCGTGGCGCCAGCGATTGCGGCGCCGGCCAGGGCCTGCGTCTCGGTGCCGGTGTAGATCGCCGCAATCGTGTACGCGCCGCTCGTTTCCAGCGCGAAGATATTGCCGGCGCTCATTCCTCAATCACCGTCGCCGGGACGATCGCCGTGCCCTTGATCGTACCGGCGTCGTCATAGCGGATCTCGACGCGCGGCGTGTCGCTGGTTGTAAGCGCACTGCCGCCGAAGTCGGCGACCGGCACTTTGAGCACAGCCTTTCCAGACTCGAGCGTGCCATCGAAGCTGCGGCCGGTGAATTCGCCGATCTTGTCACCGGTCAGGTTCCCACCACTAGGCGCCTCGAATACGACGCCCTGCACGCCGGTTTTGCTCTGTGCATCGCTGTGTGCCAGCAGCTTCAGTTTTCGCGTCAGCCCAGAAGCCGCCGTGAGCAGCGCGACGATGATGCTGTTGGACGACAGTGCCTCCGCGGTGCCGGAGAGCGTCCAGTTCCCGGCCGATACGTTCGTCGCCGTGGTCTGCTGCCACGATGCGCTCGTGTGCGCGTTGCCGGTGCCCGCGTAAACGTATTCCTTGCGCTCGGTGAAGGATGCCGGTGCGGTAAACGTGTTGTCGTTCGAGGTCGAGGTCTTGTTCTTGCGGCTCGACAGGATGATCAGGCAATCGGCCGTCGGCACCGTCAGCGACGGCACGGTCAGATTGCTCGAACTGGATACCGTGTAGACATTCGACGCCGCGATGATCGCGCCCAGATCCGTCTCGACGTCGCCGTACCAGGCTTCGATCCACGCATCGCAGAACGTCGTGCCGGACCAGTTCACGGTCGGCGCATCGTTCGCGCCCCCATCGGCAATCCGCGCCCACAGTTCGAGCGAACCGTTCGCGTTCGTGGAGCCGAGCTGCGTCCAGCCGGTCATCGCCGCAACCGTTTCGGCCCCGGCTCGCTGTGCGGTATGCAGCAGCAGCAGATCACCGCTCGAATGCGTCACGGTCGGCGTCAGGTCTGCGCCGGACGTGCTGACTACGACCGTGCCGGCACCGCGGAACGTATAGGCGCCCACTAGATCACCTGCGCACGGCCGACCAGGCGCGTCGGGATCGTTTCATCGGTCGCGTGCGTCGCGATGTACGGATACGCCTCGCTCGCCCACTGCGCCGGATTGGTCGACCAGACCATGATCGCCGCCGTGCCCTGCGTCACCGCCCCGGCGTATATCTGCGCGGCCGTGCTGCCCGCGTTCCACTCGAGCGCCTCAGTCCAGCCGATGACCGCGTAATCGCCGCGATGATCTACGCCGCCGAACGTGCCGCGGATCGCGTCCCAGCCGTCGATCTGCACGCCGTTGATGAATCGCGTGTCGGGACCGTAGCTCGTGAAGATGCCAGGATCGACCCGGCAGGCGTCCGAGAACCAGGTCAGCATGGCCGCGTGGCTGGCGGCATCGGTCGTGTATGTGCCGCTGCTGTGCGTCGAGTGCGGCGTGATCCAATTCGTGAGCCAGAAATACGGGATGTTCGGAAACGCCGTGCGCAGCGCAAACGCCCGCCGCAATTCCTGCGTCACCAGGGCGGACGGGGAATAACTCGGGTAGAGATCATCCACGCCAGCGAAGATCGACTCCTCGCCATAAGTGCCGACCAGCACCGGATCGCCGTCCGCACAAACCTGACTGCCATAGCGCGTCAGCGCGGCGGTGTAGACCGCAATGGAATAATCCATTGCAGCTTGCAACCAGAGTGCAGTCCCGGCCCGCGGCGTCCCCGTCGTGACGTAGGACAGCCCCTCGTCAATGATGTACTGAGGGACCGCGAGCGCCGGGTTCGTCTGGTTGAAAATGCGATCCTGAATCCGCAGCAGCACGCGCTTGTTGTATTGCCGGGCCGTCGCGATCACGGCATCGAAGAACGTCCAGTCGTAGACACCCTTCGACGTTTCGATGTCCTTCCAGTACCGGAACAACGTCAAACCCTTAACGCGCGAATCGTAGCTGGCGATTTTCGACTGGATCGACGCCAGCGAGTCCGACAGTCCCGGCCGGAAGTAATGGCCAGGCGCGAAGCGTATCAGTACGTCTTCGCCAATCGTGACCGTGAACGGCAAATCGCTCGACAGCCCCGCCGGGTCCGACACTCGCACGGTCAGCGGGTACGTTCCGGCGCCGACCGTCGTCGTCACAGTCAGCAAGCCGCTGGACGCATCGATCGAGATGCCGGTGACGCCACCGAACAGCGTGAACGTGAGCACGTCGCCGTCGGGATCCGTGGCGTAGTTGTCGAAGTCGTAATAGCCACCCGCGCCGGCCAGCAGCGTAAGGCTAGTTCCCGCACCCGCCAGGGACGGTGCCGCATTTGACGGCGCATTGAGCCGCACCGTCCCGAGCCGAATCGAGTAGCCGTTGATCCATGCGTCGCTCGACAGCTCGAAGTCGGCACCCGATCCCCTGAGCCCGAACGATCCCTGCACCCAGCGCGAGCCGCCCTCGAACCGGAGATACCAGGTCGGGTCCACCGCCCCCGCCGCCGTAATCGAGAACGACGACACCTCGCCGATCGTGATGACACCCGCGGCCTGCGTCGCCCACGGCGAGCCCATCGTGCCGCTCGCCTTCACGACCCCGGCGCCGTCGTAGACCTTGACGTACACCGTGGCGCCGAGCGCGTCGACGACGGCCTGCGCGGCATCCGCAGCCGTGGCCTCGGCGTCGTATTCGCTGCGGCTGGTGGCGTCGAGGGCAAGCATTACGGCAGCACCGCGGTCCCGTTGATCTCGAACACCGGCCACTCGTAGGCCGGGAACGTCACCCGCGCGCGAATCACCGGCCGGCGGATCTCGTAGTGGCCCGGGCCGTGCACCAGCGCGTCACGCTCGATCGACTCGGCCGCCTCGCGCTCGAGCCGGTGGCCGCTCACGCGACGGGTGCCCCGATAGACTTCGAGCAGGCCCGATTCGGTGAATTCGATCACTGCACGGTGACAGTGAGCGCGGCGATTGCGAAGCTGACGGTGTCCCCCGAGTTGATCGTCTTCGAGGTCGTCAGGTCATCGCAGATCAGCAGATTCCCCGACGTGCTCGCATCCACCAGGAACCAGTGCGTCACCGTGCCCCAGGTGCCGGACGGCGTCGGGAAGTTGATCGCCGCATTGTTCGACGTCTGGCCGCCCGTGCCGCTCGAGGCGGTCGTGCTACCGGCCGACTGCGTGCCGGCCCAGTTCGCCAGCGACGACGTGACCGCGACGCGCGAGTAGTTGTTACCCGAGACCTCTGTGCCGAAGGCCGAGTCGCTGCAGGCCGTCGTCGACAGACCGACGTAGACCGTGGCGGGCGCGGTGAACGCCTGGCCGCGCACCAATAGGTCCACAACCTTGTTTTCAACATAGTCGCTGAACGCCTGCGCGTGCAGCTGCGGCGTGACGGCAAAGAGCGCAAGCGCAGCAACCAGGCCGCGCGTGAAGTGCTTGAACATGCGGAGATCCTCGATCAGGTGTAGGCGTGGACGAACAGATACCCGAACACCGTCGCCACCATCAGCAGCGTCAGGAACGCGGCGAACTCAGGGCTGAAGCGGTACGGCATACGAGCCTCGGAATAGAAGGGTCGGCACGAACCGCCGGTGTGCTAGAAAAGCAGTGGTTGTGTGCGGTGGCCGACCCGTGTCTCGTTAAATCGTGCACCCTTGATGCATATCCCTTTTCGCGGAGATATATGCCAAATGAGCAGCTTCCGCGGTGTCGTAATCACCAAGGTTTACGGTCTTTCCGGCAACCGTGATCGTAGACCGGAACTTACCGCCAGACGGGCAAGCGCCAAGTAGCCCAGACTTTGAGTTCGAGCTGGCGCGGCGCCTGTTCTGCATGTTGACGAATCGGCTGACATCGCGAAGGTTGGTCAATCTGTTGTCAGCACAATCGCCGTTAATGTGGTCAACGACCCCATTCGGCCAGGATCCTTTGGCGTGGAGCCATGCGACCCGATGCGCGAGATAGGATCTTCCGTCGATCTCGATGGAAATATATCCGCGCCCGTTCATGGATCCGGCGCGGTGGCCAGCCCTGACTCTGTTGTTGCGATCTGCGCGCCATCTCATCTCACCCGTCGCCGGGTCGTAATCAATGGTCGCGCGCACAGATTCGGCAGTCAGCATGATCGGGTCGCCTCAGCGTCGCCTAGACCTGGCAATAAAAAACCGGCGCAAGGCCGGTTGAGTTGTGGCGCTGCGCGGGGAGTCGCGCGGCGTCAGGGGGAGTTGGAATCCTTCGCGCTTCGTCCGTCGGGACTGACGCGATCGTGCGCCGAAACTAGCAGAGATATTCCGGGCGCGTCACGCCGCGTTTGCCGTGCGCACCAAACAATTGGCCACCTTGCGCCGTGCTCGTGCCAGCCTGGCGTAGAACGTGCTCACGTTGCATCGGCACAGTTTCGCCTTATCCTCGGCCCGAGCGTACTGCAGGTAATACACGAACAGCGACTTCTGCTCGCGCTTGTCCTGCAGCCGGCTCGCGGCAGCGTCCACCGCGGCGATGTTGTTCGGCATGGTCGGCTCTATCGACGTGCCGCGCGCCCAGATCCCGGTGCGCTTGGCCTCCATCATCCACGCGATGATCGAGCCACAGCCTCCGGGGCCGTCGCGGTGCTGTTTCGTCCATTCCGCCCAGGCATCGATGTCCGCAGCACACCACGGCGGAATGTCGTCGAGCAGCCCGCGGCGACGGTCAACGGACACTCGGTCCTCCGAAGCGCTTCGGCAGTCTGCTCCCCAGGTAATCCCGCGCGGTCTGCACGCTGACACCCCAGCGTTCCGCCAGGCCCTTGAGATCGTTGCCACAGATCCTGACGCGAAACGGCAGCGAGTGCAGGGTGCTGCGGATAGTGAGCAGCTCGCCGATGTGCTCGGCTTTGATCGCGGGCGGGCGGCCGTACCACTTCACAGCTTCGCCCTCACGATGACCGTGAGCGGGCCCTTCTCGAGGTAGCGCAGGATATCCTTCGCGGCCTCGGCCCAGTGCCAGTAGGTCTGCACGTAATGGCCCATCGAGCGCAACAAGGCATGCCAGTGCAGCTGCTGCTCGGTGGGCTTGTTGCGGCCGACCTTGAGCTCCCACCAGCCGGCGCCGTACGCCTCGGTGCGCAGCGGCAGCAGCACGTCCGGCACGCCTGGCTTGACGCCCATCGCCTTGAATCGGGCCGCTTCGACGGGACTGCGCCAGCCACCGTTCGGGCAGTGAATCAGGCGATCGGCCAGCGAGTCCTCGCCGACGCGGACCAGGGAAGCCCACGTCATCAGTGCGATCTGCTCTTGGTCCTCGAGGTGTCGGCCCATCAGCTGAAGATCCGCCAGAGCATCCACCCGAGCGCGCCGATCGACGCCGTGATCCAGATCGAATTGATCACCCCGCGAAAGAATCGGACGCCGTCCTGCAGGTCACCCTGGTCGTGGTCTTGCATCACGGCTCCCTGTGCACCGCGTACCAGGTGCTTTGCGGTCGACGATTGATCGTGCAGTCCCTGGGCGGGCCCCGGCGGACGTGCACGGGCTGAAGCTCTGGCAGGCGCCGGCTGACGGCATAGCGATCGAGCCCGGCCAGGCGCGCGAGCTCGACGGCGGTCTTGCCAGGATGAGCCCGTACGGCCTCCAGGACGGCGCGCTGCTGCTTGCCGAGTTCGCCGGAGCGGCGGATGCCTTCCGCGGCTTGGTGGCTCGTCTGCGGGTCCCTGCGGCGCGCTCGCGGGGTATCGGTGAGCAATCCCCTGGTGCCGCGCTTGCGTTCGGCGCGTGCGTCAGCCAGCCAGTCGAGCTGCTGCAGGCTCATGTGGTGAGCCCGCCTGCTGAGGCTTCGGCGAACCAGCCATCCAGCCAGGTCGGGTGCAGCCAGGCGGGGAAGCGCCGCGACCACTCGCGCCAGCGGGCCGTCATGGCGCGTTGCTCGGTACGGCTTGGCAGGTATCGCGGGTTGATCACCATGCCCTCGCGGTTCGTCGGCATGGCCGCATGCGCCTTGCGCACCTCGTCGGACCAGCGATCGAACGGCGGGCGATATGGGTTCGTCGCCTCCGCATGCGTGGCGCAGGCCTCGCGGGCGGCATCGCCCGACTTGAATCCGCCGATCAGGTCAGGCGGCTCCCAGCGGCCCTGGGGCGATCGTCTGCGGCGCCAGGCGATGAACAGCTCGCCGCCCTCGGCGTCGTCGGTCTTCAGGATCGAGTAGCGACCGCACAGGCTCTCGATGACCTTGTCGATCTGCTCCCCGGTCGTCGGGTGAACGAAGGTTCGCCAGCTCGTCCGCGCCGTCAGCTCGCAGAGCGGATCGTCGAGGATGGAGAGTTGCGAGCTCATGGCCAGACCGTATCGAGAGGCTCGTCCGCGGCGGTAAAGGTCAGGCTCATCTGCGATCGTTCGCGCTCGAGGCGCTGCGCCCAGGTCTCCGCATCGCGGCAGTCCGTGGCGATCGTGAGCAGGTCGAGCACCTGGCCGACCGCATTGCCGTGCAGCTCGAGCAGGAACCCGCCCTGGTCGGCGTCGTACTGCACGCGCGAGGCCGGCAGGAACCCATCGGATTCCAGCGCCAGCAGTTTCTGCAGGTCGCGGACGCACTCAGGCGGCACGGTCAGTCGAAGTCGCGGCGTGTTCACAGTGATTCCCAGCCCGTCGAGATCCATCAATTCCCCTCCCTCTTGTCTTCATGCAGTCGGGGGACCTTGAGCAAAGCGCCCCCTACCCCCACTGGGGTGGCAGGCGCTCAGCGAGTCGGTA